CATTTCCCTTAGCACCCTTAACAAATCCATAATTCTCATTCTCTTTAGGATCTTTTAAAATGAGTTCTTTTTCTTCGCGAAAATTGTTTCCTTTCTTTTTCCCCTTTTTGAATCCTTTACCACCAATATTATTGGGCATATTTAAAACTACATATATAATTATGTCATAATTATTTAAGTAAATTTGATAATGATAATATTATATAGAATATTATAGACTATAATAAAGAATCTAATTATGATAATTAATTTTGGAAAATACAGAAACAGAAACTTTTCTTATATTTATCAAAGAGACAGACAGTATTTAGAATGGTTGAACACCCAACCTTGGTTTAAAATAAAGTTTGAGGATATGCACAAGAATCTTTGTAAGTTTTTAAGTGAAAATGAAGAAAATATTGTTATTAATAAAGATACTTTTATCATTTATACCGATGGTGCGTGTAAAAATAATGGTTACAGAGATAGAGAAGTGAATGCAGGGATAGGTGTTCATTTCTCTAGAACAAATGAAATATCATTAGAAGATATCTCACAAAAATTAGATATTGAAAATCCTACAAATAATAAAGCTGAGCTCTTAGCAATAGATAAGTCATTAGAATTATGTATCAAGCACAAAATTGATGGTAAGATAATTATTTATACTGATTCACAATATAGTATTGATGCAATTACAAAATGGTATGATCAATGGGAAAAATCTGGTAAGCTACATTCTGGAGGGAAAAAGAATATAGAATATTTAACAGTCATAAAAGACAAACTGAAACTCTTAGATGTATCATTTATTCATGTTCGGGGACATACAAAAAAAGATGATGTTCATTCTTTAGGAAATTGTAGAGCCGATGATTTAGCAACAAGTTGTTTGTAGTATCATAACTTCTAATAATTATCAACAAACTCTTTCCATTCTTTAGGATATTTCTTTTTTAAACGTTTTAATATTTTACTTCTTTTATCATTACATTTTATAAGATATTTCTTTATAGTTTTATTATATCCCTTCATTTTTCTTTTATCCCCTAAGCCTAGACTAAGTGGATTCAAGGCCTTTTTAATACATTTATAATATTCTTTTTTTTGTTCTTTTTTAAAGGTTTTTGTATTCGTTTGTTTTGATCTCTTTTTCTGATTTGTTTTATCAGTTGCTGTATATTTTCGTAACATTCTAATTAATTCTTTATCTGTAAATGAAGGACCGTGTTCTTGTTCTATAATACCAACTCGTTTTTTGTATTTTTGTAATTCCACTGAACTAAGATTTTTTAAATCTTGATAAGATAGTTTCTGAAGTTGTTTTAAAGTTGAATCAGAAATATATTTATTTTTGTGATACATTTTCTTAGCACCTCCCATAGTTTTCCTGGTCTTATTATTCTTTTTCATTTTTAATATTTTATCTGGATTATTAAGTAGTTTATTGTATTCTTTAATGAGTTCTGGATCAGTATGTTTTTGTTGCCATTTCTTATATCCATATTTTTTTAGGAGATAAGAATCAATCTTCTTTTGTTTAGCCGTTAATTTTTCTACCTTGTTAACTTTTTGTTTAGTCTTTTTAGATACTTTTTTATCTAATTTTGAATCATCTTTCATCATCTTTTCATAATCATATCTGAAAAACTTAAAAAGCTTACTCTGTATACCCCCTGTAATATGAGTAATAGCTTTCTTTTTTAAATCTTTGAAATATAATCTTAATTCTACTTTTGATCCATATTTCCAAGGCCATGCCCATTTATTCACAAAGCACGATATTTTAGTATCATCAACTTTAATCTCTACATCAAATTGTTTATTTCCCTTATATGTTGTTGTAAAAGTTAGATTATTCATCTTGTTAAACTCTATATCTGGATATTTCTTATTCATCTTTTCTCTATCTTTTTCATCATAAAAAAATATTTTACCTCTACCCTTTATAATTTTAGTTTTCATTATATAATATACAATATTTATTAATACTATATTCAATAATCTAAGCAATCATTGGTGCTTTAATCGTTTCATGAGATTCATACTCTTCTAAAGTGAAATGTTCTACTCTAACATCATCAATATCTTTCAAATCATCAGAAATTATCATTCGGGGTTTCATTTTAGGAGTTCTTGTGAGTTGTGTATGAACTGCTTCAATATGTTCTTCATAAATATGAGCATCTCCAATAATGTGAATAAGTTTTCCTGGTTTATATCCTGTTAAATGAGCAAAGATATAGGTTAAGAATGAATATGAAGCAATATTATAGGGCACTCCTAAAAACATATCCCCCGAACGTTGATAAAGCTGGCAACTAAGAGTTCCTTTTTCTACATCAACGTGATACTGAGAAAGAACATGACAAGGTGGGAGTGCCATTTTTTCTAAATCAGGTGGATTCCAGGCTGATAGTATTATCCTTCTTGATGTAGGATTTGTCTTTATCTCATTTAGAATATACTTTATTTGATCCATACCTCCTACATCGGGACCGTCATAATTCTCTTTAGTTCCCCTATAATTTGCGCCAAAGTGTCTCCATTGAAATCCATAAATAGGTCCTAGATCACCCTCAGGATAATCCAATCCTCTACTATCTAAGAACTCTCGTGTTGAATTACCATCCCATATACGAACATTCTGTTCTCTTAAGAGTTCATTATCTGTTTCTCCATTCAAGAACCATATGAGTTCTTTAAGAATAGTTTTGTAACCCATCTTTTTTGTTGTGAGTAGTGGAAATCTTTCTAAATCATATTCCATTCTCATCCCAAACTTTGTGAATGTTTTTCCATTCCTTCCTTGGACGATTGAACCCTCTTCAAATACTTCTTTGAGAGATCTTAGATACTGAAACTCATCAATTCTTTCTGTAGGAGAGTAAACTTCATAAGATACAGGACATTCATATTCAACGTAATCTTCTTTTTGAGGATCAAAGATTTTAACATTTTCTCTACATTCTTCATTTTTCAAAAGTGTAAAATGAGTATCATCAAATCTAAAGTATTTATAGTCATGATAACTTGAGGCTTTCTTATGAATCTTAGTAAGATAAATTCTATCAATATTTTTATGAAAGTTTCTAAAACACTCATTATAAAGAGTTTCTCCTCCGATTACAAAGATCTCATCAATAATTTTTTCATTACAACATTTAAGAGCATTTTGAAAACTTGAACATACGATTGCTCCAATACACTCAAACTCACTATTTTCACTAAGAACAATATTTATCCTGTCTTTTAGAGGTCTATAACCTCTAGGAATAGACTCCCAAGTTTTTCTTCCCATAATTACAACATTTTTCCCAGAACCAGTTGTGATTTTTTTGAATCTTTTCATATCCTCACTACATTTTATGAATAAATCATTATTGCACCCGATAATCCCCTCTTCATTCACACAGGCAATAATATTGAAAGATGGAAGAAGTGATGTCATTTTCTTATATTTATATTTATATTTAGTATACTAATTTTTAAGTCTTATCAAATTTTTTCATTTCAATCATTATCATTTTACTCATTTTACCATAAAGAGTATCATCATGATGTAACCAATACTCATAATCTATATCATCTATTATAGAATTATCAGATTTTAAAAGTAATAACTCGTGTAATAGTTCTATTATCTGATATGATATACCAGTTCTTTCATAAAACTCTAATCTGTGATCGGGTTTTATAATATATTTCTTTCCATCTAATATTTGAGAAAACTTTCCAATCCTTGTATCTTTTGTAATAAAATAGTAACCGATTATATTATTCCATCTTTCATTATAATATTCTAATATTTCTTCTCTTTCTAACTCTTTTTTCTTATTTATAATATCTTTCCTAATTTCTGGAATAGGTATAAATCTTGATAATATCATATTTATAGTTTCATCATTATTAAGAGATATTTCTTTACAAGAATAGTTCATAAATATTTATTAAAGAATAGATATATCATATAATTTATAAACATATGAGATATATTGATATGATTGAAATTGTTAAGAGAGAAAAATGAAACGTATAACTGAGTTTAAGAAGATTTATAAGATTTACTATCCTTATTAGTAATTTTCTATATTAATAATAAATGAAGTTTTTGACACCTTTTACACTATTTTTAATCTTCATTATACTGGGGTTACTTTATGATAATGAATATAATGATAATAATACAATCTTAGAACAGAATATTGTTAGAAGAGTTGGATTTGATCCAAATATAGTTATTATTAATGAAGATAAGAAAGATATAGAATATCCCTATCGCCCTAGAATTGGGAGAAAGATGCCAATGAATATAGCTACTAGAGGAGCTCCAAGAGATTATGAAACTGTAGGATATTTAAAGAATGAAGAAGATAATTCTATGCAAAAATTATTTGGTAGAGAAACTTATCCCGGTTCAAATAATTGGAATTATTTCGCTATGAGTGATGATTATCATCAGATCGCAATTCCTCTAAATATAGGTGATAAAGATTGCACGAAAGAGAATGGTTGTAAAGAAATATATGATAATGAAATTATAACTATTGATGGAAAAGAAAATAAAGCGACTATTTATGAAATAGACCCTTATAGATATTCACCCTATAATATTTAATCACATTTATCTTTATCATCAGAATCATTATCATCAGAACCATTATCATCAGAATCATTATCATCTGAATCACTATCACAGAAAGGTTCTATAAATAGTTCTTTCTTATAAAAGACTTCATTCGCACAATCATACAAGATGTCATATATCTTATTACTAAACAATTCACTGTAATAATTACACAATCCCATAATATAACGACTATGATAATATTCTAATTTTTCATCAAACTTATCCATCATGTCTTCAAAGATCTCATCTTTTTCTTCAATATTTTCATAGAATACTTCTAAAGTATCATATATTTCATAAAGATCTCTTATAACATTCTTTCTACAATTACTGTAATTCTCAATAAGATAAAAACATTCACTAAAAGTAAAATAAATCATATATTCCATTTCTTTTAATGAATAAACTTGATCAAAGTTTTCATCTGTATTTTGAAAGATTCTGTTATATGTAATAACATAATTATTCTCATTTAAATTATTGTTTTCTTTAATAAACTTAAGGTTCTGGAGAGCGATTTCACTATTCATAATTCTATTATTTATATTATAGTTTATATTTTTTAAATAGTTATTATGTTTGAACTTCCACAATCTTACCTAAAGAACATTCAAATAAGAACATAAAAATGAACAATTTATAAAGTTCTTTTACATCTTCTTTTGAATCTAAATAAGTATGAATACCTTTTATTTCTTTTAAGAATATATTGTAGGGTAAGAACTCTCCAACATACCATTCTGACATTTCCAAATAAGCCAGTGAATATTGAGATATCAAATCTTTATATCTATCATTATATATCTTGTATTCTCTCTCTAATGGATCTAAAGTATCATAATAATATTCCTTTGCTCTAGGATCACTTTGTGAAAGTTTTTTTACGAGTTTATTGTAATCTTTATTAATATCATCCAATTTATCATTACAATTGTTTAAACTCTGTTCAAGTTTATTAAGATTCATATGTTTTATATTAATATTTATTTTGTTTTAATTATTTATATGAGTTTAGAATTAGATCTCACAAATAATACTAATTTATCGGTAGATATTGAAGATGTAGAGGATGTAGGAAATATAGTGGAA